TAGAGTTGGCTGCTGCATATAAATCAGCTTCCATACGCTTACCAAAAGCATAAGAACTTTCTTTAACACGAGTTGACCATAAGCGATCAGCACGCCCACCAGCATCCATCTTTAGCTTATCTGTAACATAAACAATATATCATTTCAAATATTCAGACTGTAGCTTATACCTTATAAGTATCTAGAACGCTCAGTCGTTGCGGGTGTTTCATTGCGGATAGGTTATCTCTAAATTTCATATTCTGTTCAGGAGTAGCACCTCTTCTGAGGTAGTTCTTTCCTTTTCCGATATAACCTAGTACATAGTCAGCTTGGGCTTTCTTAATCCTAAGATGTTTGCCAAAATAGCCGAGTATTGTTTTACAATTCGATTCAGAGAGGTAGACTCTCCATTGTTGTATGTTTTTACCATTCTGTAGTGAGTTATATATCTTACCACCAAAGAATTTCTGTAGAAGCTTTATTCCTGCTGAAGAAGTCTCTATAGATGAAACAACTAAGTTTACACTTACGTTCCCATCTGACTTTCTATAATTACAAACTAAACAGCCATCTCCATCAACATAACCTGCTACCCATCTTCTGCTAGGGTATGGTTTACCTGTTGTAGTGTTCTGCCTTAGTTTCTTTATTTCAGCTTTAATAACCTTCCATACAGTTTTGTTTACTACCTGACCATGAAGTCCTATTAGATATTCTACTAAAGGTCTTTTAACTATAAGATGTTTCTTTGTTTGCTCCATAAATCTAAGAGCTTTATTACAACGTAGGCTTGTATTAAGAGTTCCATTTGGATGTTGATGTATTGTTGATTCCCAATAATCAGCAAAGTCTCTTATAACATTCTCCTTATCTAACTGGTACAATGTAGCTCTCAGTTGGACAGTGTAGTTGCCATCTTGTAGTTTTCTTGGTTCTGCGGTAAAACTGCCATCTGCATCGAACAGTCCTGCAAAGTATTTCATATCCATTTTACTACCTCCGTAGTTGTTCTGGTTATTTATAAACTTCCCTCGTGTTAGCGTTAGCCTCCACGTTTTTCAGTTCTAGTTAATGGGCTAGAGTTAACCCATCTTGAACATAGTCAGTTAGAGCAAGAGTGATACGAGAAGTATCAATTGCAGAATAGTCAACATCAGTGTTTTCTGTATAATCAGAAAGAGTTGCTTGACCAATTTGATCTACATTAAAAGTATCCCCTACTGGGAACTCTGAAGTTAGATCGTTCATGCCAATTAGACCAAGTAAGTTATCTTTGAAAGATTCCTGAAGAATCTCACCATAGATTTGTTGCTTGACTATATTGGCACTATTAGTAGTATTTTGAGCCATTATAATTCCTTAAATTAGTTGTAACCGCCACCAGACTTTTGTAAGGCTGTTAACAGTGTGCTTGAGGTAATCGGCTTACTATAATCAACTAACTTCTCTGTCTGTTGATTTACTAGTCCAGCCGAATTAAACCCACCCGAAGGTGAGGATTGAGAAGGTGCAGAGTTTATTTGCATAGTCTGTAACAAGAGCTGAGCTGTAGCTGGACTCTTAGCCATATCAAATAAAGCTTGGGTAGTAATCCCCAGTTCAACAGCCTTTGCTGCCATTGCTTCATCAGTCTTATCGCCATAGATAGCTGTTAGCTTATCTCCTGTATCTTTGTATGTAGCAGTAGCGAGATCGTTAGCGGCTTTGGTATTTGCTGCTAGTTGGTCTGCTGCTGATTGTTCTGCATATTGTTTGTTTGCAATCTCTCTAATCTGTTCCTCACTAACTGTACTGGTAGGTTCAGTTGCTTGGCTATTCTGAGGGGGTGCAACGTTCTGTTCTCGTAGTTGAGCTAGGGCTTCATCTATACTAGTACTCTGTGCTTCCTTAGCTTTGAGTGCAGCGTTCTCTGCTTCTAGTGTAGCTATGTGAGCATCAGCATTAACTATTTTAGTAGTGGCTGATTCTACATTAAACGATCTCTCTCCTACGTTGAAGGTTAACTGGTCTGTTACTTCTTCTGTGTTAGCTCGGTCAGCTAGTTTTTCAAAACTCATTTCTTTCTTTCCTTAGACTTAGGTCAAGTCTTTTATTGTAGTTCGGAGTTGTTCTCTACGTCCTAAACGTTTAGCTCTACTCCATTTTGTTTGAAACCAAGTTACATAACTTGACTTCTCATCTTCTAAGATAAGCTTTTCTAACTCATCTTCCATATGTTCTTTCATTAGGTCTATACATTCATAGCCTTTAAGAGATGACCATTGTTTAATCATCTCCACTTTCTTCTCTTTATCTAGCTTAGTTAAGAAGCTAGGTACTCTTATACTACCCAAGGTCTTCTATCTCCTGATCTAACATTGTCTCTTCTATACCAGCTTGACTAGCTGCTATAGCATTTGATTGCTCTGCTTGATCAATCATTTGTTGTTGTTCTGTTGCTTCTATAACTTGTGCATTCTCTTCAAACAATCCTTCGTCCTGTACTTCTAATAGTTCACCCATTAGATTAGCAGCGCCTATACTAGATAGATGAGGAGCAGCAACTTGGAATAGAGGAGTAGCACTAAGCTGAGTTAGACTAGCTAACAGTTGATTCTTTCTAGCGAACCTCTTAGATCCCCTAGGTACTAATACGCCATTAATAGATAAGTCTTCTTTAGACACATTAAGCATCTCTATGAATCCTGCTTCACTCTTATTAGGAACACTGAATGCTGAACCAAAGTGTTGATGAGCAAGTTCTACCTCTGCTTTAAGTAAAGGTTCTAAGGTTGTTCTTTCTAAGTTACCAGCCTTGTCTATAAAGCCCCTCATGCCCCCTTCAGTCAACGCAGCAACTTCCCCTAGGGTCTTTTCACCTTGAGACCTAAAACCTGTTAGATCGCTCGGTAGACGCGCTGCGCCCCTTGCTGAGTGTGTTAGTCTATCTATCTGTAAGTCAAAACTAAAGAACTGTGTATTAATAGCTAGTTCTTGTACACCACCACCTTCAGGAGCTAAGTAAGTAATTGTATCTGTATCTTCGTCATACATCTCTTCTACATCACCTTGATAAACCTTATCAGGATATATCAAGCGATCTAAAGCTTCACTCTTACCATTCTCTCTATGGTTGATCTGGTAGTTAATACCAATGATATTCTCTAGTGGTCCCATAGACCATAAGTTATCAGGGAGGTCTTGCCATCCACTCTTGTAGATATGAGCCTTACCTGATGCTGTTTGTATGTCTTCTTCCTTAAGAGTGTAAGAAGTATCAGCAACTACAATCATCTTAGATTCATGTAGCTCCATCTTATCTGCATCATATATATCACCATAGAACCAAAGTAGTTCTACAAAGCCACTAGTTAGATATGACTGGTATGTATCAAAGCCCATTGGAGTATATTGTTCATTCTTATCTTCTCCACTCTTTGAACTAGATGATACTTGTCTTTCTTTTAATAATAGTTGAACTTGATCTCTATCTAATGTACCATTCTCTCCTCTTCTAAAGAGTTCACCAAGAGATATAATCTCTCTGATAATCTTAGGGGAGTCTTCAAATCTAGAAGCAGTAGGATCGAAACAAATATCATAAGGGGATATACGAGAAGGCTGTGGTCCTACATACCCTTCTCTATCACCAACAGACTTATCTACATGAGAAACCTGAGAGAAACAATTACCATAAGTAACTAAGTCACCCTTAAGTTTATCAATAGTACTCTCAAATCCATTAAGAGCATGTCTATTCTTTAAGTAACTAACAATAGTCTTTCTTTGTTCCTGTCTGGCTGCCTGTGCGTCCATTGGTTCAAAAGTAAACCAATCTTCATGTGGAAGTACCACTTGCTTCAGTATAGCCTCTAAGTCCTGCCCTATAGACCCTGTGACAGGCATATGAGTAGCATGTGTAAAGGCATTACCAGAAGGTAATGAAGTCGTATCAGTAGCATAGCGATAAGCTTCAACTTCTCTCCACTTGTTTATAGCTGGGCTTTTACTTCTGTCCCATTTATCCCAAGTAGTGATAATAGTGTTTGCTTTCTCTGCTGGTGTTGTAAATCCACCAACTGCTGTAAGTGATTCTCCACTCATCTATCTTCTTCTCCTACCGCCAAAGCGACTAATTGGTACTACGTTACTATTTCTCTTCTCTAAACCTTTTCTCTTTAGAGGAGCTACACATTCAGCTACAGCTATAGAGACAACATCTTTTAAATCATCATGTGGAGGTTTAGCTAGTTTTAATTCTTCTTCGAGGAGTTTGGTATAACCACCTTTAGTGTGATAAATTGTACCATTCCTATACCTGTTGTGTAATACTTGTGCAACTCGTTCTTCCTTTTTTCCATCATGGGAGGTATGTGTTTTCCCTTCGACTTCGAGTCTTCCACCATTGCGTCTGACTTCATCCACTAGAAAGTTTTTAATGAACTTACCTGCTGAGTTAGTCTCAACGGTAATCTTTTTAAATTCCCAATATTCTTGAAGTTCTATAATCTTCTTATAGTAGACTTCAGTCTTGTCTGTTTGAAATCTTTCTAGGGCTAGTACATAGACATAACCTTCTTCATCTATGCCTACAACTGCAACTGCTGTATGGTCTCTTCTCTTTGCATTCTTACTTGAGCTGTCTGTCCAAGCTAAGTCAGCAGCAGCATAGAGCTTTAGTTTGTTATCTTTGTAGTACCAAGTACTGCCACGTTGTTCTAGATGTTTAGGATCTATATATTTGAAGTTACTATTCTTGATGATGTGAGTTGACTCATCACTAGGATCGTTGTAATACTGACCAAAGAATAAACCTAAGTCACCATCAATCAAAGCATCAGCTTTCTTAATAGCTAGTTCTTCTTCATCAAACC